AACAATTAACAGGTGCCGAATTGGGTAAAGGCCGTTTCCCAGCTAACATTATATTAGATGAGGAGGCTGGTGAGGTGCTTGATGCGCAGAGTGGTGAATTGAAAGGGCCATGGGGTAAAAACTCAAAACAAAACGTTGGTAAAAATGGTAAAACTTCTATGTTCAAACAAGGCGGTGTAAATTCACAAAATGAATTAAGAGGTAAAGAGTCAGGCGGCGCATCACGTTTTTTCTACTGCGCTAAAGCATCAAAGCGTGAAAGGAATGAGGGGCTTGAGGGCATGCAGAGTAAGCCAATGAATACCTATAACTTTAGCGAGGACGGTTCCTTTACAAAAAACTCTACGGCAAAAAATGGACAGCAAAAAAGATTGCCCAGGCAAAACCACCACCCAACAGTTAAGCCAATAAAACTAATGGAGTACCTAGTTAAGCTAGTAACACCTATTGGCGGCACTGTACTTGACCCTTTCATGGGCTCAGGCACTACGTGCATAGCCGCTAAAAAGCTCGGCTTTGAATACATTGGCATTGAAATGACGCCTGAATATCTTGAAATAGCCAGGACTAGAATTAAGAGCGTTAGAAAAAAAGCTCAACTTGAAATGAGTATTTAGCTTTGAACATTACGGCTAGACTTGCTCAAAACTTAACCAACCCCCGCTGGCGCTGGAATAATCTATATAAGATTGTGGACAAGCAGGGGAAACTAATTCAATTCAAAGAAAACTTTGTACAGGGAATATTGAACGCTGACCCGGCCCTGAGGAAAATGGTTCTAAAGAGTAGACAGTTTGGGGTTTCCACGTCAGAGCTGCTCAAGTGTTATGATTTTACGATATTCACACCTAACGTCACGACCGTGATCTTGGCGCATGATAACGCCTCAATCGTAAAGCTGTTTAGGATTATAGCCCGAGCCCACAAGTACATGCACCCGGCATTTCAGCCAGAGCTAGGCCGAGGTGGCGGCTCAAAGTATGAAATGTATTTTCCCGGCATGAATAGCCGTATTTATTGCGGCCTACAATCTCGTGGTGACACTATTCATAAATTGCACGTTTCGGAAATGGCTTTTATGAAAAACAAAGAGCGATTAGACGCTACATTACAGGCTGTACCCTTGAATGGACAAGTGGGCATCGAGTCCACGCCCTACGGAATGAACCACTTTTATGATGACTGGAATGACCCAAACTCTGTTTATAAGAAGTTCTTTTTCCCGTGGTATTTACATTATGAATATGTAATGCCGCTTGAAAAGGGTGAGCGTAAACTAGTGTATACAGCCGATGAACAGGCGCTAAGACAAACTGCTTACGACCTCTTTAAAGTCAGACTAACTCAAGAGCAAATTAAATGGCGACGCTTTAAAATGCGAGAGTCCAAGCTATTTATTCAGGAGTACCCCGAGGACGATGTTTCGTGTTTCCTAGCCTCTGGAAACTCTGCAATGGACTTGTCGAAATTAGCAGAAATGAAGTTGAACGTAATTCCAGGGCATAAACTCACTCAATATCTGACTGTATTTAAACAGCCTGAGGCCGGTCGAACTTATGTTATTGGCGCTGATACCGCCGAGGGTATTGGCTCGGATTATAGCGTTGCTTGTGTTTTAGACAAAGAGACTCGCGAGCAAGTTGCAGTATTGAGGGGCCACATTAAGCCCAAACAATTTGCTGAGGCTCTTTATGCCCTCGGTAAAATGTTTTCTAATAAAAGGTCTATGCCGTTATTAGCCGTTGAGCGTAATAACCACGGTCATGCTGTGCTGTTATGGCTTGAGGACACGCTAAAATATACTAACCTCTTTACTCACGACGATGACAGAGTTGGCTGGAAAACCACAAGCGCAACTAGACCAATACTCTTTGACAGTTATATAGATGCCGTTGAAAATGAATTAATGAAGTTGAATAGCATCAACTCTATTAATGAGAGCATGACGTTGATTGATAACAACGGCAAAATTGAGGCAATGGACGGCAAGCATGACGATGAGTGCGTTGCCAATGCGATAGCTCTTCAAATGACGTTAGAAAAAGAACATTTCTTAAAACAAATGCTAAGGAAAGGCTAAATATATGTCAGATAAAAATAACTCTAGAACTATGTGGGCGCGAATGGCGCAAAAATTCGACTCGTGGCAAAATCTGTTAACGGGCTTAGGTACAAGGCGAGACAAGGCCAGTCATTTAACAGCAATTTTCGATTACATGTCTGAGTATGAGGCCGCTTGTCTTTACGCCGCTGACGATATTGCGGAAAAGATTGTTGATGTTCTGGTTGACGATGCAATGGCAAAAGAGCCTAAGTTTATGCAAGCAAACAAAGACGGAATTAATGAACTTCAAAAGCATGTTGAAAATAGAATACATGATTTAGCTTTATTGAAAAAAATGCGAAAGGCTTGGATTGATGCCAGGCTATACGGTGGCGCCGGTGTACTTTTTGGAATTGATGACGGGCGCGACTCGGACGAGCCGGTTGATTATGCCAACATTAAGAAAATAAATTGGTGTACGCCATTACATAGGCATGATTTACATGTTCACTCTATATATACAGACCCGAGGCACCCAAAATTTAAACAACCTAAGGAATATCAAGTCAACTCAACGGTCGGCTCAAATACTAGAGTTATTCACAATACTAGATTTTTAGCTTTTCACGGCGCTTACTTACCTGACACTCTTTTCGAGACAAATAACTACTGGCATGACTCTGTATTAAATAAAGTTGAAAAAGTTATCGCTGGTTACAGTGCTACATTTGAGGGCGTAACAAGCGCACTACAAGATTTTTCTCAGGCCGTATATAAGGTTAAGGGTTTGGCTAAATTAATGGCTGAGGGTGACGAGCAATTGCTTATTAACAGGCTCAGCATGGTTGACCAGAAAAGGTCATTAATTAAAGCCATTGTTATTGATGCTGACGGTGAGGAGTTTTCAAGAGACATTGCAAACCTTACCGGCGTTGGACCAGTTTTAGATAAGGTTGGCCAAAGATTAACAGCCGCCTCTAAAATGCCTCACACTAAATTATTAGGCGAAAGCCCGTCAGGATTAGGCGCAACTGGCGAGTCTGAGCATAAGGACTGGAATAGTTATGTAAGCGGGCAACAGCAAAAACAGCTTAAACCAGCTTATCACTTTTTATTAAAGCTCTTCTTTGCAGAAAAAGACGGCCACTGGAAAGGAAAAGAGCCCGAGGGTTGGGACGTTAATTTTCAGCCTCTTTTTGAAATGTCAGCAAAAGACCAGGCCGAGATCAGACTTAAAACATCTCAAGCCGATGCCTCTGACATTACGAATACTATTTTAACACCCGAAGAGGTTGCTCTTAGCCGCTATGGCTCTGGAAAGTATAGCACTGATACTGCTTTATTAGAGGAGCGTTCAATTATGGTTGAGGAGCCTGAGGCCATTAAATCAGAGTCTTTAAATGACCCGGATGCTGAGGAAATTGACGACCCTGAGGAAAAAGAAGAGCAAACACTACAGGGTGCAATAGCAAAAAGAGAGCCTGAGGGCACTGGAATAAATGGGCTATAAATCGAAATACGCCTCGATTGATGCCAGTATTTTTATAGATTGCACTCAAAAAGGGTGCATTGGCACTATGAATTGCGAGCAAGATTATGACGATTACGACGATTTTGGTACGGGCACAATGGTCAGTATGGAATGTGACGAATGTTTTCACAATAAAAAGGTCCTGTTTTTAGATGAGTATGAGGACGAACAAATTATAGATCAGGAGACTTTAGAAATTCTATGTCAGACTTAAATGATGCCAAAGAAAAGCTAAAAAAGCGCAAAGCTATGCTCGAAAAAAGAGTTAAGCGCGAAGTGAACATTATGCCCCGTGGTGGCGTGTTTCCTAAGAATATAGAACGAAAATACAGCAAAGATTTACTGCGTTTAATGGCTGGACTGGCTAAAAACGTGCGCGAAACATTCTTTGAAAGTGGTATGCTTTCACGGGTCTTAAGTAGGGCTAAACAAGAGTTAAATGTTCGACAAGATACATTCGACGAGGACATTGAGGACTTATTGCGAACACTCAATTTAAAGGTCATAGGTGACTTACCCGATAGTGCTATAGAACGTATTGCCGAAAGGCACGGCCTTGACGTAAGCCAAAAGAGTGCGACAATAATAAAAAGTCAGTACAAAAGCGTTACTGGCGTGGACATATTTTTTAATGAGCCTTGGTTAAGGCCAAAGTTAAAAACTTTCACGTCATCAAATGTCAGGCTGATTAAAGGAATAAGAGACGAGGCCCTTAAGAATTTAGAGGGTGTTATTTTTAGGGGAGTATCTAGAGGGCAATCGCTTGCTGACATTCAAAAGGACGTACAAAAAACTTTGGGCGTTACTAAAAGAAGAGCCAAGCTAATTGCAAGAGATCAAACCGCAAGCCTTAACGGGGAATTGACCAAGTTAAGACAGCAAGAGGTCGGAGTAACTAGATACCGCTGGCAAACGGCAAGAGATGAAAGGGTGCGAGACGAGCACGTTGATAACTCTGGCCAATTTTTTGAATGGAGTGACCCGCCAAGCACAGGGCACCCAGGCGAGGACATAAATTGCAGGTGTATCGCCATACCAGTGTTTTCAAGCATCAAATAAACTTGACGTTTGTAGGTGTTTTAAAATTAAATAGATAAACCGCAAAGGATTGCATTTAATGTTAGAAAATAGATTTAGATACGACTTTTTCTCAATTGAAAATTTAAAGAGTGGAAAGTTAACAGACCAAGGGTTTTTAAAGGCCCCGATGTTCGCCACGAGAGTGGGTGTGTTTAAATACATTATGCCAGACGGCTCTATTAGGCGCGAATTGCGTAGACCGAGCGAAGTATTTAATAAAGACTCTTTGTCTACACTTGCCAACATTCCAATTACAATTAAACACCCAAAAGAAATGGTTAACTCAAAGACGGCTACAAAGCTGACTGTTGGCACGACTGGCGAAATGCCAAAGGTTGTGGACAATAAATATATAGAGGTTAATTCTACAATCTTTGATGAAAAATCTATTCGCAGGGTCCTAGCCGCATTTAATGGCGAGGACGGATTGGGCGAAGTTAGTGCCGGTTATCATGCTGACATTGACGAAACTCCTGGGACTTTTCAGGGCGAAGAGTACGACGTTGAGCAAAAGAATATTAGATACAATCACGTTGCTCTAGTTGATCGCGGGCGCATGGGCTCTCAAGTTAAGATACGCCTCGACTCTGAAAGCGCTATTATTTACGACGAGGAAATGAAACAATTAATAAATGACGAATTAAACGAAAACAACATAGGAGACACAAACATGGAAAAAATTAAGATTGGCGATTCTACATTTGAAGTAAAGCCAGAGCTTAAAAAAGCTTTTGATACAATGATGAAAGGTCATAAAGACTCAATTGCTGAAATGATGAAAAAAAACGAGGGCAAAAAAGACGCTGTTGACGAAGTAGTTAGCGACATCAAAGCTCAAAGAGACAAGGCAGAGGCTAAGGCTGACAGTCTTGAAACTAAGGTTACTGACCTTGAAACAAAATTAACTGAGGCCGTTGCTAAAACTGACAGTGCTGCTATCAGCAAGTTAATTTTAGAGCGTAAGAATGTTGAGGCTGTTGCTGAAAAAGTTTTTTCTACTGAAATTGAAAAAGGCGAAGTAAAGCTTGATAGCTTTGAGTCTACTTTAGACATTAAAAAAGCTGTTGTTAAAAAAATTAGTCCTGATTTAGCTGAGGAAAAATTAGACAGCGACGTTTACGTTGATGCTCGTTTTGACGCTATTTCTGAAAAGCCAGTTGCTCACAATGACGCTTTAGCCGCTGATATCGAGAAAAAAGAAGTTGAGAAAAAAGAGGCTAAGAACGACACAAAAGAGGTAACTCCAGAGTGGCAACAGCCGTTAACAACAACTAAGTAATTAAACATAAAAAATTAAACTTATAGGAGACACACAATATGTCACAATTAGAATACACAATTGACCAGGGCCTAGGTATAGAGGGCGCAATCGCTGACGGAAAACATCACGACGCTGACAGTGGTTTAATGGAAAATGCACCTGCAACTTTAAGAGCTGGTCATGCTGTTGAGTTAGGTTCTGAGGACAATACTTTTAAGGCCTTTGATGGCGGTAAACCCCACGGTTTATTAATCTACAGACCATTAGAGGACGGCGTTATCTTAGAAAAAAGTGCTCAATCTATTATGAGAAAAGGCCGAATGTTTGTTAAGGCTATCGCGGCTGTTACTCGTGGCGACGTTGCTCACGTTTTAGCTGACGGTACTATTTCAAACACTGGCGGGACTGAAATTCCATGTGAATTTCGTACAAGTGCGGCGGCTGGCGAACTAGCTGTTTTGGACTTAAATTTCCCTGGCTAACTTTAACTAAGATCAAACAATTTTAAGGAGACAACAATATGTTAAAAGGACAAGAAAAATTAGATGCTCAGGAAACCGCTTGGTTTTCAAAAGAGCTTGAAGTTGTAAAAAGTAAAACATACGACCGCAAGTATGGCGAGTTTAAAGCT